CCAGCAGGATGGGTGGCACCTGCCATGTAAACTCCTTCCCCAAAGGGGCCTGGGCCTACGGCTCGATCCCAAAGTGCAAGCTCTCCAAAGTCTCGGGCTTGGCGTTTGATAGCTAGGTAGCCTGGAGCGTCAATCGGGTGCGCGTGCCAAGGCTTCATTTTGGTGTCCCCAAGAACTGTATATAACTCGCCCTTTGTTCCATCCGGGTTTAAGATATAAAATCTAGGGAACGGGAAGTCCTGTCCAAAATATTTAAAGTTAGTAGGGAACGCTGAAGCTAAATCTAAAAGTATAGAATCTGTAACTAGTTTTAAGTTTTCTTCTAGGCTACTGGTGCTGTACGATATTACTCCTGAGTCTTTTGACGTTTTTAGTGTCCAAGTCTTTAAATTCTTAAACAAAGGAGATCCTGACGCTAGAGCATACCAGATAATGAAAGGTAGGTACGATTCCCACAAGGGAATAATTTTATTATCTATGTCCAGTACACTATCGACGATTATGGCATTTAACGCCGATCTCAGAGATTGTTGAGTTCCAGATCTCTTATAAATATCTACCGCTGTTCTAAGTTGATGTCTCCACTTCTCAGACTGATTTCCTCGAAGTTTAAACCCAATCAAGTCTGCGATGTACCTAAGTTTTTCCTGCTCCGTATTTTCTATATCGTAAAGATATTTTATATCCTCTACCTGATTAGATATATCAGCAAAATGATATCCAAAAGCTGTTAATATCTTCCTGAAAGGACCATCAGAAACTTCGTCTTCTAGCAGTAGCTGTGCATTTAAAAAATCATCAAAAGCGGATTTTACCCTAAAGTCCTGCCTGTCAATTGCCAAAGGTGAATAGATAACGTCAATTAATGTTAATAGATTATCTAGCTTTTGTGTTCCGCTGGTATAGGTTGCTACTTCTCCTGCGCTTGAATCACTTATTGCATCCTGTACTCCAGAAAGAAATTCCTGAGGGATGTAACTTCCATAGGAACACGCTTCAACATTCCTCCAAACAAAATTGGTTAAACCTTTTACTCCATCTACTGTCTCTAAAGTTGCTCCTGTGTAAAGCTTACTAAGATTATCTAATACAAAGGAAGAAGGAGAATAATCCAGACCACCTAAAGCTGAAGTGTTTAGAAAGTAAAACCAACCTAAGTTATCTACTAAATAATTATGAATACTACTTGCGTTAGAGTCTTCCGTGAATGCGGATAGCTCTGATATGTTGTCTTCTATTGTGCCAGGAGTCGTTACACCCGGAGGGATTATTTTAGGCAGTAGAGAAGAGGATAAGAAAGAAACAAACTCTCCGCTAGTGTTGAAATCAGAAAAGTTGGAGCTTAGAGGAAGGAGGATTTTTTGTCGGAAGCTTTGCGTAGTTACTTTTGTTAGTTCGTTCTGCTTTACAAAATACTGTGCGATCCCCTCTAGAGAACTTAAGGAGCTTGTCTGAGAATCAGGTACAGAGGACAAGGGCAATATAGAAGCAATATTATCCGCTATATCTAAATGGCTATTTATTACTTTTGATAAAGGATTTATCTCAGTGCCACTTAAAGCTAGGTCTTCCTGCTGATATAGCTTAGGAGTCAACAACTCTAAAAGATCTACAAAATTAGATTTTGAGAACTGTCTAGGGTTCGGAGTATATTTGCTGTTATCTACCATCAGGCTAAGTATTCTACGTTAATGATTAAATTATTTAGTTGAATGATTTCATTAAAATCAATTCTAATATCCTGACCAACATTATCTAGCGTGGAGAATCTAACCTCATCCACCTCAAAAATCTGCCTGTTTAAATCAGCAACAATAAGATCCTCCCCAAATTCTGTATTGTCAATACTTAGATAGTTTAGAATCTTATTCCTAACTTTAGCCTTGATAGGCTCCTCATTTTCTTTTTGCTCTAAATCAATTCTAATCGTACAAACTAAATCCAAGGTTCTGATTAGGCCGTCAACAATAACTATGTCATCCGTAATCATCTTCTTTTCATTTATAGCGTCAAGAAGCTGAGTTTTAAAGTTACTCGTAGCCCTCTGTAGCTGAATGTCCGAAGCTTTCTCTAGAACATAAATATCTATGGTGTTTGCAGATGAGTATGCATTTCTAGTCGCTGCTGTTGCTTTTCCTAAAGTTCCAAAGGTGCTGATAAATGTATTAGCAAAAACTGAATAATCTTGTAGAGTTACCAGCCTATCCTGTCTTCGGAAGGTTAAGGGGGCGTACTTCTTAGCGTGCTCTATCGACTCCGCGTTGGCACCTCCTGTAGCCTTAGATGTATTTCTTATAGTACCTGTATAATTAGTTGCTCCTTTTTGCGCTGTAACTGCTACTGCAAGGGCCTCCTTCTCTATGTTTCCTCTGGTTCCTCCTCCCACTCTATAGGTAACCGTATAGGTCGCTGAGTCAGGGGGAGAGATTCCTGCTACTCCAGTGCCTAAAATTACCGTAGCGTTATAGAATTCGTCGTAACTAATCTCAAAAATCTTATCTGTCGAACCAGATGCGAAGTAAATGCTGTCCACCTCGGTGTAAGCTCCATTTGATTCCTCTGTAGGAGAAGTGATAAATAACTGAATGCTTCCTTCTACCACTGGGCCATCTGTAAGAGGAATCGTTTTCTGCCCTTCAGTTGCAGCAAACTCACCAGACTCGACTACTAGAGATCCTTCTTGGAGAACTAAGTTTTGAAATACATTTTCATTTGTCCCCAACCCCTCAGAAGAAGGAGTTAGGTTTATTTCTGTTGTTGCCCTAGCTTGATCAACCAACCCGTTGACAACCTTGTATAAAGTGTATGTGACTTGAGCCCCATCTTCAGGAGATCTGATCTCAAAAGTTCTCTGGTCTGTAGGGATAGCTATGGAGTCCACCCCTGCTAAATCGTCAGTAAAAGTTACTTGAGCATCCGCCGCTGCTGAAGTTGGGCCGCGCATCCGCACTCCAATCAACTCTAATAGCTTTTTTACACTTCCTCTCTGAGTTGCTGTGGCAATAAGGTTTTCATTTGCTAACATATCAGCCTTCATGGATAAGACAGCACCCATGTAGGCAGCTAGTTCCACAAACATCATACCTAAATCAGATTCTACAAAATACTTATACTCATCAGGATAAGCCGCCTTTACATAATCAATAAGAGAGTTTCTTAAAGTAAGGAAGTCTGTTGCTGCAAAGTTAATTAAGTCTGCTCGCCTATTAAGAGCCATAGGGGCTAACTTCATAAAGTCTGAGTTTATTGTACCAGAAAAATTCATTTTATTTTAGCCTCTATATCGAAAACTTCTAGGTCATCCGTTGTTAGTTGAACCCTTAATACGACCCGAAGTTGGTTTCCTCCAGCGGCATCGTACTCTCCCGTCTCGTATACTCCAACCTTTAATAGGTTAGCTCCCACTATGTAATTTTCAAAGGATACTTGGATAGTATCTTTTATCTGACCGAATAACTCTTTAGTTATTGGTTGAAACAAAAATCTTCTGAGGTTGCAGCCAAAGTTAGGCAGCATTACACGCTCTCCGCGCTCTGTTTTTAATAGCTGAGTGACCGCTTGTCTAATCATTTCTCGACCACTATTCTTTTTAAAAAAACCACCAGACTCTCTATTACGTCCTAACGGAAAAGTAAGTCCATAAATTTCTTGGCGCTTGGCTCTCGGGCCTTGCTCCTCGTATTTTGTTGGCCTTCTACCATACCTAGAGACTGTGTTATTCGCTGCCATTATATTCTAATGTTTTTGAAGAAGCCTTGCTGTGCTTCATAGTTCTTTTTAACTTCCGTACTATCTAGTGGCTTAGAGTAAAATTTCAAGCTTCCAACATGCCCACGAAGACCACTGGTAATTCCTCCACGCTCTCTTCCACCCATGAAGTTTCCGTAGTTGTACATACCATCGGTATAACCCCCTCCCACAACCCAGGGAGTGTAGAATGTGTTGAGCAGCGGGCCTTGCTTTAGAACAAACGGTCCATCTACAGATGAGATAGAGTATTCAAAGCTGTTAGGTTTCTTGAAATTAGGGACCGAAGGAGTTTGCTTCGGATCTATACCGAATACTGTAGACAACGCTGAGGTAGCCACCAAGCTCCCATCCGCATACATACTTATCTCGTCATTCAAAGGATCACAGGTAATGTCAACAAGAATAAACTCAGAATCTACCTTCCCAAAATCTGTAGCAGATAGATCGACCTTCATCTTTAGGAAATCTGGGTAGTTTGTACACTCGTCTGCATTAACAAAAGACGCTGAAGAAAGGTCCCTCGAAATCGTAGGTGCTATAAAGAAGCTCAAAGAAGATACTGGATCATTTTCTGAGTTTAGGTTACTGTGTCCTACTGGATTAGCTTCTGTGGATTGTTGTGTAATTCTTCTATCTCTAGTAAACCCACAAACAAGGCCCCGAACAAACTGCTCTCCCCTATCATTAGGCAATAAGTCTAGGTCTCTCAATTGGCCTGTATGGTCAACCGAGGAAACTCCCTCCTTTACTCCGACATTTTCTGAGGCAAGAAGAACTTTTGTTAGTGACGATGGGCCTCCACTTAACCAACCCTTTTCCCCGTCAGTAATATCGGGAACATGAACCCAACATTCCATACTGAACCCAGAGGGCGAGTAAGTTAAATCTCGATATTCCTTTGTGTCAGGTAACTTTAAGAAACTACCCAAAGCTGACGCTGCCGAAACATCTCCTGTGCCTTTATTTTTTGTTATCCCATCCAAGTAAGGAATAGCTAAACCAGAAGCAAATATATTTTTCTTTGAACTGCCTACCAGTTGAGCATTATTATACATATCATCGGTAGCACAGTTCGTGGTTTGGAAATCAATGGAAGAGGGCAGTTCCAAGTTAGTATCTAGGAAGTTATAGATACTAAATAGACCTTCGGTTACTATGTTATCTGTTAGGGATAAAACAGTTGCATTGGTATTATCTGTAGAAGAAGGGGCATAAATAATACTTCCTCGGCCTATGGTAGGAACCTGAAGATGCTCATACCCTACTGACCCTGCTTTTGGAGATGATCGAACAAACTTTGGGTTTAGGGGTAAAACTATACCGTCTACCTCAGCTTGCTCAAATACCAATGCCTTTTGCTTTTCTAAATCAACTTGTAAATTATAGTCAGCTAGATAAGAGAAGTCGTTAATTGGCACTTCTCCAGGAGCAAATAAGGGAGAAGTTCTTCCTCCGTAGATTTGAGGCGCTTTTACCGCCACCTCAATCTGTTTCTTTCTTCGATTAATCTTATTGGTATGGTTAGCAATTTCGGAAATAATTAACTGCCTTTGATTGATCACAATGGCATCAGTATCTCCGTACTCAGTTATGAACCTTTGTAGATCCGAAGATAAATCAAATACTAATTTGTCTCTCTGCTGTTTTACTACTTTTAGGAAATGATCTTCATCGTAGTAAGCTTCCATTCCTAGACTGTCATCAATCCTGTCAGGATCAAATATATTATCAGCAAACTTGTTTAGTGAGTCTACATCAATCTTTCTACCCTTACCTCCTAAGTTCGGGTCGTAGTCATATCTCCAGCGGTCTCCTGGGGGAACTATCCCAGAGATAGCTAGGAATACGGGGTCTAACCCGCCTGACTGAGAATCATAGTAGAGTCCATCCTGTGTCAGCACATACTGTCCGTTAATTGTCTCAGGAGGCCCGAAGGTGAGCCTGAAGACATCATCTTCTTCCAGCCCAGGATCCGTTACGGGGCCAATGTTGAGTCCGCTTAATCCAAACTCAGCGTCATCACGGAACACAGGCTCTAGAGAAGGGTCATCTCTTCTTTGTCTAAGTACAGAATTGATTCTAGCCTGAAACTCATCAGCTTTTTTGATGAAGTCTCTAGCTGAATTAGCTGCCGCCATAGTCCCCGCGAATCGGTCTTCTAGTCGTTGCTGGTTCTGCTCTGGGGTGAGTTGGTTGGCCGCGTACCCCGGATCTTTAGCACTCAAGTAGTCCCCGAATTTACCCACACAATCAATAATGGCTTCCACCTGATCTATAGCAGCGGTTATGTTTTGGTAAATTTGTGCTCCAAATGCGGCTAGTCCTTGAATAAGGTTGAGTATCTCTCCGATAGCACCTAAATCAAAACCAAGCCAACCGTCGTCTAACTTAAATTGAAAGGTTCCCGTCTCCGTGTCAAAGGTTATAATGCCCAAATCAAACTGAAGGATACGAAAAAGTTTAGCCGTTATTTCGTTTGCCTTAGCCTTTGCTTGACTAGTGGCAAGATTCATTGAGATTAGGACTGGCGTGGGCAGTAAAGAAAGGATATCCGAAGCCAAATCAAGCATACAGCTAGGCACACCATACGCCATGCCCAAGGCCCCCACAGGGCCTGTGCCTGTTTGGCCTTGTGCAGTAAGAAATGTATCTAAATCAAATGAAGCCATATCAATTCACCCCCTTTCCGAAGTAATCATCTATCTTATATATGTCGGTAGGATTAGTATTCTCAACATATCTTGGCGAGTTTGGTATTGCAGCGGCACCTCCCGCAAGGTTAACCACGCCTCCTCCAGGCTCTATATTAACGCCTGTTCCAGCGAGGACTTCAACAGATCCTGATGTTGTAGTATGTACTCCACCTAAACCACCATTAATGAACACTCCAGCAGGAGCGTTTAAATCTATTACTCCTCCAGGGCCTGTGGCGTCTAAAACAATTGAATTAGCTTGTAGTACAATTGAGCCGTCCGCTCCTGCGGTCCCTAGTTTTATTAACTGTCTTTGTCCCACTGGGCTTAGAGTCTCGATAAATATTCTTCCCGTATAAGGAGAGTTTGACATGATGTTAACGTCACCTCTATCACTTTGAATATTTACGTTTCCAGCAGGAATGATTGGGTTTAAGAATGGTACACCAGCAATTTTTCCGTAAGCAACACCGTTGGCACTGTTAATAATATTTAGCTCGCGACCGCCACCACCAACTCGAATCTCCATCTCCGACTCTCGGCTAATATGTATCTGAGGTCCTTTGGAGTCTACCTCGATGGCACCAGCGTTGGATCCAAGCCTGTCTGGATTTTGTGTAAGTGTTATTGTTGCATCATTCCCAGAATCTAGTTTTATAGAATCTATCGAGGGGCTGTCGTGCAGGGTTATTTTCTTTTTATTTGAAGACGTTAACTCAGTTTTAACGTCAAAGACTGTAGTTCCGTTCTTAGTGTCAGAAATCTCTAGCCCATGACCGTTCTGCCCTTTAATTAATATTTTGTCCGACTGATTCGATACAGAGGTATCATTTCCAGAGGTCTTTTCAAAATTAGATTTTGGCTCATTGTCAGAAGCGGGTTCTATATTTTGTTGTTTGATTAGCTCCTGGGCTTTTTCTTGCTTAGTTTGCGGCTCTTTTTTTCCAAAGTTGATGGGGTTTCCATTTTTATCTCGAACCACTGTGCCATTCCTATCTTTGACCGACACTGCACTTTTTGATTTGCCCACCTCATCGGAAGCAGGTTGTGAAGGAACTCCGAAGTAAGACCCCATGTAAAACCACTCTTTGGACCCTGAGGGACGACAGACTAGAATATTAGTTTGTGGCTCAGGAATGCCGATAAACCCCGCCTCTCCAGGAGAACCATAAGGGGTAACATAATATATATTAATTTCTTCTCCCGTATCCTGAAGGTGTCCTACAAAAGTTCCCTGCCCATCAAACATAGTCACATCATCTACTGTGGCTTTTCTTAGTTCTGAAAAGTTATCTTGATCTTTTTCTATCATTGATATTCTCCTAATCCGTAAAGCTTTGCATTTTCCTCTTGAGTTGGGGGAGTATAGAAATTAACTCCCTCTAATGTAGGATCTATCGCTGGGGCATTTTTTGCTGGATCGGGCTTAGGCGTGGAGTTTACTAAGCGTTCCTCTTGTGTTACATTATCTGGTTTTTCTGTTACGCTCGTTTCTGTTATTATACCCTCTTCATCTTCTCCAATGTCTAGTTGAGGCTTGACTAAGGTGAACTTAGAACGTACAGATCCTGCCCGTATGGTATGCACATAACCCATAACTTTGTATGCCCCAGTTAAGTAAGTATTAAATCCTGTTCTTGTCACCTCTGGCTGGCCCATTACTGGGGCATCTTGTGCAAACAACATGCAGGGGCTGTGAATATAAGAGGTATTAGAAATGTTAAAGAACGGGAGAGTATCAATAACTACTGACCTCGCAGATCGTGACTGGGAAAC